CTTGACCAGGAAAAATCAATGCTGTGCTCATAAAAATCTCTCTTTTACTAAATCAATTTCACTTTACTATATTAAAAGGTCTTCTCATTTATAAACAATAAAAAATTGAAAATATATAATTTCCACCTTGAACTGACCCTAGAGCAACTAAACCCTTATTTAATTTGACAGCATTTGCTCCATCTGGTGCATTTACCGTAAAATTTATTGTTGCAACAGCAGATTTTGTAGATCTTGGTACATATCCAATATTTCTTGCAAGTGATACGACATTTTCACGAAGAGTTGCACTATCAATGAATGATTCATTAACAGCCATATTCGTATTATACGAAGTAATATAAGAATTATATGCTAAAGTATCAATTAATACTGAAAAATTAGACCCTTCAAAGTCAAAATCAGAAAAATTTGAGTTTGACCTCAAGTAATCTTTGATTTGAGCCCTTAAAGTATTGAAATCTAGGTTAGTAAACTGTGAAAATGACATTATATCCTAGTCGGTTGAAGTAAAAATTCGATATTTTGTGTTGGAAAAGGTAATCCTGTAATTTCATACTCAATTCTTATCTGTAATTCATACGAATCAACTAAAGATTCAATAATAACGTTAGTAAGTGTTATTCTTGGTTCAAAGTTTTTGAGTAAAACAGTGATTTCTCTCTCTAAAAATGATGTAATGTCGTCTAAATTCGTCTCAAACAACGAATCTTCGATTGATGTACCCAATAAGTCGTTAAAAAACCTCTCATTTATACGTGTTCGGCATAAATTAATCACTGATTTTTTAATTGCATCTTCATTTTTCAGCACAGTTACATCATTTGTAACAGGATGCTTCGTAAATGACAAACTAATGTCCTTAAATGCACGAGAAATTCTAACTACCATTCAATTTGATATATTTTTCCTAATATATCTATAAGGGTTTTTAAGATATAAGTTTATTTATTGCTCTTCTTTCAAAAATTGAGGTTTTTCTTCCTCTTTTTCTTCAAAATAAGCATCAGCATCATATTCACTAATCAATTTTCGACCAGTTTTGGTAAATTCTTCCGATTTATCCATTTTGATGACCATTTTTTGTCTCCGTAATGATTTATTTATCCTAATTCGGGTTCATTTTCGGTATTTTTGCGTTCTTTTGCAGTTTTCCAGAAATAATTCTCTTCTGAACCCAATCCGTCACGATCATGACCGTTTTCTACTTGATAATAGACAGTTGAAACCTTAAAATCAGGCACTTTTGGTGTTTCTGGTGTAATACTGTTATCATAGATACGCATTCTGTTGTTTGGATAGAGACAAAACTGTCCATTATCCAATTCTAGAAGGTTATGAGACTTATGTTCGGCAGGTTGTTCACTTGTTGAGTAGTCAACAGCGTCAACATCTTGATGATAATTGTCCAAAGTGCAAATATAAGTGCCTGTTTGGTTGCCAAAGTCTCTTGTATACACTTCATAGTGCATTGATCCGATAAATTGCTTCTGAACAGCGACCACACCATAGTCCATACAGTTCCAAAACTGCAAATTATGCAGTGTCATGTCTGGTTTCGGTGTCTCTGGGTCGGTTGTAAACGCAGAAATCGGTAATTTATCGAACATTGCTGCATAATCGGGCAAATATGTCTCAAAATAGAAGGCACGACCGGGTATACTCTTCGCAGATACCCATACTCCCTTTACAAATTCACCGTGACCACTCTTATGGTCGGTCAAATACTCCTTTCTTACCCATACTTCGTAAGAAGGTAAATTCGCAATTAGACAAGCCATTTACTTACCCTGCCCTCTTGGTCTTTTACGAGCCGAGTTACGCGAGGTAGCCGCGTATTTCGAGTGTTTTCCGTGTCCTTGACGAGTCTTTTTGGGGCGAGTTTCAATTGTTTCACCACCCATGCTGTATCTTTTTGCCATTAATCTGGTTCCTCTTCTGTCATTTTAGTAGTAAATTCACTGGGGTCGTTCTTCCCTGTGAGGTAAAATTCAACTGCAAAGTCCTGCATACGGTCAAAGTATTCACTTTGAGACAATCCTGAGAAGACTTCTTCACCATTCTTCAGTATTGTATAGAGAGTTCTACGTATGGGGGTCATAATACCTGATTAAGAATAGAATGATTGCAAGTATGAGTAGTGCAGAAAGTATTGTAATCATTTATATCACCCTTGTCTTCTCATGTCCAACACGAATTCTTGGATCACACCATATTTCATAACCCGCTTCTTTGGCATCGAGACAGAACGAGACATCTTCTCCACACATATCCTGTACATTACCAGACTCAAAGACCTGCATCTTTGGAGCAAACCAAGGATAAGGCATCTTCTTGTCCTCAAATACACCTTTCTGTATTAGCAACCAACCAAATCCTGCATAGTCAACAGTAAATGGTTTCTTACGCTTACCCATTGTTTCAACAGTTTCGTGATTCATCACTCCACCGTTCTTACGGAAATCATCTTCTTCTAACCAGTGAGCAACAGAGGTAGTTGACCCGTCTTCAGTGGCATACCATCCGGCAACGATACCGTTCTTCTTGGATTCATCAATTTTGGTTGTAGTTCCAGTTACTTTACCTTCTTCATCCTTGACTTCTTCTGTTATCACCGCACTGGCAGGAAATGCAAGATCGCATAATTGCCAAAACTTTGCTGTATCAAATACAATATCACTATCAATCCATAACTGATAGTCATACTCTAACTTACCATCCCAAGGTTTTTGATTGGGGCCACGAAGAACATTTGCTCCTAATACTTTACAACGAGCAAAGTTTACCATTGATGAATAATCCTGAGATATCTGAATACTCATATTATTCTGAACCATGTCAAAACAAAGTTGTACAAAGTTCTTGAGAAAGATATAAGAGCATCCTCTACCGGGAAGGCAGAAGACAATCTTCTTTCCTTTCATTCTTTCTTTAATTGCATCGATGTCCCATTCAGGGCCTTTTTGTTTCGGTGCGACTGTTTTTACTTTAAATCCTTTTGCCATAAATGAAGATCACCTATCTTAATTTTATCAGTTTAATCCTTGTTTGTCAATCTCTCACACTTAAAATATATTCTGATTTGATAATACTTTTCTCTTACGTATTTCTTTGGTTCTGGTCTCTTATATGGATTGCGCTTCTTTTGAATTTGGTCATGTTTGTGATACATAAAGGTTATACTGCACCTTATTTATACCACTTTAATATGAGTCATCTCCCATCGGTTCGGTATATATCACCTTGCCCGGCCCACCGAATCCGACCTTTCCTTTTACTTTGACATATGATAGATCACTCTCTGTATAATCCGTCTTTAAGATTCCAACCATCACTTTTAACATCTCCCATGTCTCTTCAAATTCTTCTTCGTCCAAACAGTTATAGATGCATCTATCTCTCGCATAGATATGGTACATCGTGTCTTCGTGAATTCCAACCATCCCTTTAATATAATCTTAAATGTATTTAGAGGTTTCGGAACAAACCATACAAAGGTATGTATATAATCATGAATTTTAAAAAGGTAAAAAGGCGGTTTTTAGCCACGGAAAAAATTTTGGTGCCAATGAGTTTTTATTTCTTCTTACTTCTTCTCTTTCTCTTTGGTTTATTATCAACTTTATCTAAAAACGAAAAGACATAAAGACCTACCGCCACCCATATTAGTATCGTCCATCCATAGTTCATTTTTAGCCAGGAAAAAAATTTTGATTTGGTTTAAATATCTCTCTCGCGTTTTGTCACCTCTGTAGGTTAGGGTAGTTAGCTATTTTTATATACGGCATCGCGCCCCGCACAATAATATATAAGGGCGCAAATAACTGCCATTCACTAACACGAACTGCTGTCAAATACTGCCACTAATTAACAACAACTGCATACTGATTAGCTGTGGAAAACTAATACTAACTACTCATAATTTAAGTCCTCAATAGTAACACTTAGGGCTTCGCAATCCTCATCTAATTTGAATAACTTTTCATAGTTAATTTGATGCGGATTAAAATCACTTAACACTGACATATTAAGCGTAATTCTGTACTGTTTTTGCGTAGAATTAGCGGGCAAAACTGACATAAACTGTGCAGCCTCTAAGTGTATATAATTCATTATAAATCAACTCGCAATTTATGTCAAGAATTATCTGTAATCTCTGATAATTCGTATTACCCCCACTTGCAATTTATCCGCTTTCGTGATAGATGCTCGCTAAGATAACAACAAAAACTAACAATTAATCAAACGAATTAAAACGCTTAAATATATTTAAAAAAGGTTTTTTTCCACAATTAATGAAGTTTTCCACAGGTTTATGCACATTAAGTAACAAAAACCCCCAACAAGTAGCTTCTGATAACTATTACTTAACATCACGAATTAACCTCCTTATTTAACTCTGAATAACTGTGAAATAACCGATAATAATAATCATCAAATAACTCAAATTCATACGCAGTTTGTGTTACTAACTCGTCATTATTTACGTTATCATATAGTGTGCGAATTTCGTTGTAATTCATGTTACTTTTCCTCCTGTATT